GTGGAAGTAGAACTCATCGCTGCAATTATTTCTGGAAGCATCGGTGTTTTTGCTGGCTTAACACAAGCATTAGGTAATTTTAATAAAAAATTAGACAGAAGATTCTATAACGTAGAAAGTAATCTTGATAAACTAAAGAATGAAGTATTGCATGATTACGTTTTGAAAGAAGATTTTTTAAGAGAAATGCAAGCTGTCCATACAAAATTGGATAGAATACTTGATCATCTATTAGCTAAGAGCTAAGGTCCAATATTTATCCAACCAGTAGTAGCTAAATCATAAATAACTAATTTATTTGTTGTTTTATTGTAATGAAGCTGCCCATCTACTGGATTAGTTGGGACTCCTGCAGAAATTGAAGCTACTGCCTTTATCATTTGCCAATTTGCACCGTCATAAACCTTTAAAATATGAGTACTGTTGGTATCTAACCAAGATTCTCCTTTACTGTTAGACGTAAAACCTACAGCAGAAGCGTTTGGAGCAGCGGTACCTACAGATATAGGTCCGATTTTAATTAACCCTGTAGAAGGAGCAGCTGTATTATCAGCAAAAAAGAGTCCAGGGTCACCTGAATTATTATTAACAGCCAACTCAGCAGAACCCAAACGAATGGGGAAGGGGCGATCATGTAAAACACTAGAACGTCGAGATAAAATTTGTACAGCCATAACTAAATATTAATATATAGATCAGAATCGACAACTACATCTTGATCTGTAAGTGGAAAATACGTATCACAATCAATTGTACTTACAGAAGAAGCAGGATCTGTAGGAATACCATTTACATAAGTTCCTGAATCAATAAAACCTCCTTCAAAATCAGAACTATATTCATTTAATGGTTTACTTACAATACCTAATTTAATATCTTCTAACTGTGTCGGAGATTTGTTAAATAACTTATTTACTAACGTTATCATTCTATTTGTTAAGTTAACTGGTTTACCATCCCTACTTAAATTTCCACTTGCATCACGTTTCGTACTATCTGTTAATGTCATTCCAAGAAGTGAAGGATCGAAATCTGCAATTGATTGAGGTAGCCCACGATTACCTATAATTTCTTTTTGTCCACTCCACTTTGTGTTTTGCTTTGTTAACAAAAGACTTTCAACAGCAGCTTGTAATTTTTCTTTTTCTTTTTCAAAAGTACGTTCAAATTTAGTCAACCCTTCTCCTATAGGTTTATCATTAGGTTCTAATAACCATGCACCTACATAATCATGTTTTTTTAAATTACTTATAGTGCAATATCCACTAGTTAAATTACTAAAAGGATAAATAACAACAAAACTGTCAGGAGTAGGTACAGATGTAACTGTATATTCACCAGATATAGCATTTCCACTAGTAAAAGTTATTTGAATTTTAGTATTTACTTCTAAATTATGACCAACAACATCAATAGTAATATTCGGACCATTTTGAAGATAAGCTCCTAATAAATTAATTGGATCATTACCTTCGTCATGCTTTAACGCAAACATGGCCGCATAAATATGCTTACACCATCTCAATTGGTAATACATTAAATTAGCAACTGTAAATTCTGCCGTATCTTCATAGTCAGGTAATTGATAATAATTATTGACTGCTACAAAACCTAAATCTCTAAAAGTACCTGGTATATCCCTTTCATCACTTAAAGTTCCATCAGGTTGTAATACTTGACCTGGTTTAGTGGAACGAACAGTTGTCGTAGGAAATCTTCTTTTTGTTAATTCACTATATAAATCATAACTATCTCGACGTGAAAAATCTTGGCATGAACATTGCCAACGTAATTCTGTTGTTAAGTAACGTCCAACAATAAAACCACGATGTGCTGGTACAACTGTTTTAGTAACAGTATCAATTGTTGTTGCTCCATAACTATCTTTTCTTTGAAAAACTATTTCATTTGTTGCAGCACTTATTTCTTTAACCGTAAAACCAACATAGTCATCATGTCTTTGACCACGTAATAATCTACTTAAAGTTAGATTACCTGACGTAGTGCCGCTAGTAATTGTAGATATTTCTAGTTGAGTTGTATTAGAAACAGTAACGTTATATCTACCAGATGCAACATCACCACTACTTACATCTATATAAACTTTGTTACCAGTAGATAAACCATGAGCAGAACTACATGTAATAGTAACTGTAGAACCAGTTCTTGAATATGTAGAACTTATTCCAGGATCTTTTTCAACAATACGATCTGCTAAACGCTCCCCTGCAAAGAAAGAAACGTCTGTAGGGAGATACCGAAGACGAACTCTGATAGTGGTCCAACGTGTATCCCCAAAAGTAGTCGATAAATAATAGTTAACATTGCCGTTTACGTTTGCATTATTAGAAACAGTTAATGTAAATGTATTCTGTGTAATACTTGTAATCAGTGCGGTTTCATCTACACCACCACCAGTTTGTATGTCTAAATAAACACTTTGACCAATAAATAAACCATGATCATTCTTAGTTACGACAACGGTTGTTCCAGTTTGAGAATACGTTGCAGCTACAACATTACCTAAATAACGAACTGCCAAAATAGGTAATCCAAAATCATAAAAACTAAAGGCGTCTGTGTCCCTCATTCCAACTATGTGTTCACCTAATTCTTGATTAACAGATGGAAAAGTATATATTCTTGCTGGTATAAAAACACCAGGAAACTGTTGGAAGGTGAAATAAACTCTATAGTCACCTCTACGATCTCTTTCTTTAGCAGTAGAACCTAAAAAGTTTTGTGTTGCTGTATATAATTCATATCCTCTTCTCCATCGAGACCAAAGAGAATCAGTATTATAAAATTTTATCTCACTATTTTGATAAGCTTTTTTAGGTTTACCTACATTAAAACTATCTGCTCCAAGTCTCTTGGAAAAATCATTATTAAAACCTAACTTTTTTTGGTTATCAAAACCGCCAACCCCAAATGGCATGACAATTTAGTAGAGACCACCTTGAATATTACAGTAGAAACCAGTCGTCAAAGCAGTAGATCCACTTGCTGCTACATATAAAGCTTGACCTCTCTTCAACATAAGACCACGTTGCTTAGGAGCTACTTCATTATTTGCTGAACCAAAATTATTACCAGCTTGAACTACAGGATGGTTAATTAAAGGTAAAACTTCATTTAAAGTCAAACTAAAAGTTTGTTTAGAAGCAACAGAGTCAATACTTGCAGTAAATAAAGGAAAGAACTGGTTAGTGTTGGTAACAGTTCCAGTACTTACTAGATAAAAACAAAATAAAGTTGGCTGATAAACAGTTACGTTACCAGTGATATTTCCTTGAGAAGGTATTGTAACTTTGAAAGTTGTTGCAGTTGCTTCAGTAACAGTAAAAGTATTATCAACAGGAACAGTACCAGAACTATATGTTGTGAAGTCCAACATCACTTGTTGTCCTTCTTTTATATGATGACCACCAGCGATAGTAACTGTACAAGTTGTTGAGTTAGCTGCATATGTTCCAGTGGTTCCTGCAACTGGTGCTAAAAAATCAACTTCGTGTTTTCCATATTGAAACCAAATCTCATCAATATATGCACCACTAATAGATGTATCTGTTAATGCCGAGTCTGCATCAAAGACTTTTGTAGCATTACCTACAGCAGTTGGGGTGTAACTAGTATTAAAGCTTTGACCAGCCGCAACGGTTACTAATGTAGAAGTCGTCGCTGGACGATCAACCATTAAGGGTTGTTTATTTGAACTACTGCTTGACACGTTTATTTACAAGTAGATTTAAAACCTATTATAACGGAAGAGTTTTTTATAATTTAAAAATAACCACTTATAGGACCCCATTCTTCAGGATGTGCTTGTGGAGTATCGGAAAATGTTTGAAATTTTGAATCCGAAGGTTGTCCTGCATAACCAACACCTTGTGGTGATCCTATTGAATAAGGAGTTAATGCAATTGCCGAAGACTCTCCCGCCATCCTCATTGGTCTTCTAGTAGTATTAAAACTTCTCGTGCTACTGACTCCAGGATGTTCATAAGGAATCCTTTGTCTAAAACTATGAGGTCTTGCAGATTCTCTATAACCTAGACGAGTAGTAGGTTTAACAGACATTTTATGCAGCGGCTAAACTAAAGACTACAGTTGCAGCAGTACCACCAGCTTCTGAGATAAATCTTGGTCTTATCCATCTAACAGGAGTATTTGCAACGTTATATACATAAGTACCATTAGCAGTTAATGTTTTTTCAGAAATAATCTCAGCATAATTTGTTCCATCTACACTCCCCTCTAAACTGACTTTTACGTTAGTATTTATTGTTGCAATAGTAGCTAATAAAGTGTAATCCTTTGTACAAAAAGTATTATTAACAGCTACCCGTAAAGCGGTACCAACACCAGGAGCCTCTAAAGCACTATCAGTTTGGAAAATAGTATCTTGAAAATAAGTTATAGCCATAAATTTGAAAGTTACCTAGTAATAAGAATAACAGGGGGAAACGCTATCTGTAATTTGTTTCCAAAACTAGTCTGGTACCTACAGCTACATCAGCTGGACCAGGTAAAGCCTGTATAAATTCTGCACCTTCTCTATTAAAACGATATCTAGCTTGTTCTGGATTTCTATAGTTAGGTACATATAAATGAAGAGCTAATCTATCTGTTTCATATAAATATATTTGTGTCCAAGTTTTTAATGTCTCCTTAAAGTCTGAAGTTGAAACGGAACGATCAACGTCTCCAGCAATTGTCTCAATACGGTTTCTTGGAGTCGTATCATTATTAACACTACCCGTCATATCTGTACGTTTCTCAGCTTCATCACAACGATTAATCTGTTCAACAATTTTGTCATACCAATAAGAATCTTGAATATTATCAAGTGCTTCTTCAAGACGTCCTTGGTCACCAGCAGGTACCGAAGTTAAGTTATAACCTAAGTGCCATCTGACCTTAGACTTTATAAATGTATCGAGCTTCATTAACTATAAACAAATAAGCCTGTTTTTATTTTACTTTATATAGGTTCTCCCCATCGTCCCCTCTCCAACTATTAGAACGAACGTTTTTAGTCAACACGCACGAGGTTTTCTGTGAAAATCGTATCCCAATCTACTCGTTTAATTGAACGTAATTGCTCTAATTTTTGAAATCTTTCTCCACTACATGAAGTTTGTAAGTCTTTTATATCTCTTGCTGTCTTTAAACCTACTCCTGGCAATGCATCAGCTATCTGTCTTGCACTAGCTGTATTTATATTGACTCTTACATCGATAGGAAAAGTTTCACGAGTTGTTAACTTTGCTGGATTAACTCCATCTGCTGCTAATTCTGCAGTAAGACGTTCTTCAGTCTTTATCTTCTCTGTCGTAGCTTCTAATTGTGGCATTAGATCGCTTTCATCTGCATAAATAACTTCGTCTTGTGCATCAACACACATCATGATGCCATCACCATGTTTAGATATAACTTCGACTAATCCACCTGTAGGCTTGTACTGATACAACATAACGTAATTTTTAACCTGTGATTAGCTTACCAGTGTCAACCTTTGATTTCAACTTTATTGTGGGTGGTTTGGATGGGAATTATCCATAAAAATAGCAATTAAAGCAAATGCAATACCAACAACCATTAAAAAAGCAATAAATTCCATAACAATCTTATAAATATCCTAAATATAGACAAGAAAAAAGCGAGCCACAAGGACTCGCCTAATTCTTTTTATGAGTAATCTATCTCTTACTCGTCGTTACCACCTACTTGTGATGCAAAGTCAATAAAGCCTTGAACATCATTCCAAGATACAGCAGCAGCAGGACGAAGATAGTTCACACGGCATACGATGTATGCAGCACGACCAGCGTCAGAATCGTCAGCGCTGATATAAACACCATCACCAGTCACAGTTGTGTTGGCAGTAGCGTTCAAGTTGTAAACCTTGAAAGTAGTGTCAGAAGTTGCCTGATACATCATTGCATCCGCAAAGTTAGCTTGCGTATATGAAGTACCAATCACTCTGAGGAAAGGTAGGTTTCCATCTGTTGTGTCAGATGTACCTTGAGCAATTCCAGCTGCGCCAATAGAAAGACTTGCAGAAGCTGCTTTCAATCCATTAACAGGAGCTGCAGGAATACCCAAAGGAGCACCACCATTGTCAGGTCCTAATAAAAGAGCCTCAGTGTTGGTACCAAGTAAATCAGCAGTTACAGGAGCTGCAGGAAAACCTGCTCTGTCCTGTGCAGCAGATGGGACATCTTGTGCAACAGCAATAGAAGCACCATAGATATAAGCAGGACGAGAAGCGTCAGCTTGTACTACGAGGCTTGTACGGTCGTTACGTACACGATCACCTACACGGCGATCAGGAGAAGGAACTGTTAAGTCGAAGCTCTTATATGAAGCTTTAGCAGCAGCAAGGTTAGATACCTTTGCATAGCCGATAAGTTCAAATGCCTCAACCCCAGGCCATCCAAATACACCTTCATCGTTGTATGAGGATAGACGGTTGATCTGGTTACCTGGCTGAAGAATAGCTCCAGCAGAAGATTTGTAAGTTGCCATTAGTTATACCTCCTTACTCCGCTACTGTGAAGGCTGTTGTGATGAAGTCCTTGTTCAAGTTCGCGAATCCAGCATAGAGTTGCCATATGAGAATGATAAATCTACTGAAGTCGTCGTTGTTGTTGATCAACACTTGAGCGTTAGGTCCACCAATACCTACACCGATAGCCTGTGGTCCGAAAAATAGACCTGCAGGAGTTGTTTTGGAACCTGCACCATTACCATCACCGATATCAGCAGTAATAGTTTTAGCAGGGAAGTTTGTAGACTCAAAGAATCTTACTCCCTCAAAGACGAAACCGCTTGGCATGACTGGCTCTCCAGCTACAAACTGGGCTTGGCCAAATTGACCACCAGCGTAGATAGCTTGGTTAGGTTGTCCAGCACCCATAAGAGGAGAACCTTGTCCAGGCATTCCAGGGTAACGAGCAACTTCACGGAAGCCTTGGTCTGCACGTAGATCCTTCATGAATGAAGGGTCAGCGATACATCTGTAGTAACCGTCTTCAAAGACAGGTACGTGACGCTTGCGAAGACTCTTTACAACTTCTAAAAGGTCAGTTTTTACGTTGAACTTAAAGCGCTCAGAAGCATATTCTGTAGCTGTGTAAGCAGTAAGAGTAGTTGAGTTTGTTTTTGCTTTTCCGTTTGGATAGTAGTATCCACCTTGAGAATCAGAAGACTGGCCTCTTGACTCACTCTTAAAGAGTTCATCAATAAAGACTCTGTCTCTCCAACGACGATAGTCATCTAACAGAGTTAAACTACCGATTGACTGGTGGAACATATTAAGGTTCCCAGTATCAAGCAGCAAACGCTGTGCTGTCATCAAGGTCTCTCTAGCAATCTTGAATGTGCTAGGAAGATTTGTGTTGTTTGGATCGGCTGGTCCTGTGTACTCACGTAGAGATACAAGTACCTTGTCCTTGACAATAGATCTGCTGTTTGCTGTACCTATGGTTTGATCCTGAGTACGCTCACGGCTAGTCTTTGTTCCAGGATTGCCGAAGAATCTGTAGCGGTCTAGTTGAACCGTCTGTCCCAATTTGTTATCCCGAAAGTTCTTTATCTTTCGGCTCAACATCTTTATCATCGATGTTGTTCAGACTATATCTTCATCCAATAATGGATGTAGGGCATTCTTGGAAGCGTTACTGTGTTTCCACTCGGCTTCTAGTCGTTGAACCTTCCAACTTGTAGGTTGGCTTGGCTGCTGATTCCCCTTCTATTGACGGGGTTCCAGACAATTAACCCTATTATCTTTTTACTGTTACCAGTAAAAGGCCCAGAGTTTTCTAAGGCTGCTTAGTAAAGTCATGAACAACTACAGGTTCTGCAGCCATTTCAACTATATAAGCTGGATGGGGACGATACAATTCCGCACCGAGAAGTTTCGGGAAATCGTTATCTATAAACATTAGACGTTTTGGTTATACAGCACAGGGCTGTTGATACCTGTGGAATAAATCCACTAGAACTGGAAAATGAATTCCATTATAAGAATTATATCAAAGGTTTATCAATGGACTTATATAAGTTATACGTCTACTTATACTTTATTGTATCCAGAATACTGTGTTGGAGGCATGTAACCATCAGGTTTTCCAATAGCTCCCATCTGTAGTCCAGTTGGTTGCAATGTAGAGTTTGATGCAGCCATCTGTTTTTGAGCCTCTTGAGCCATTAATAATGCTTCTAATGCTTTTGCTTCGTCCATTGTTTAATAAGAATAAAAAAGAGGGGTAGCTTTAGTGCCACCCCTTTTGTTTAATGGATCACTCCATTACAAGTAGTTTCTGACGGAATATTTCAGGATTCTGTTGAGCCGCTGTTAGGTACTTCCAAGCATTCTGTGGATCTCTATCGGATGCACTACCAAAGTTGTTCCAGAAGTCTGTAGGATTTCCTTGAGCTTGTGGAGCAGGAGGTACAGGCATCTCAGGACGTGTAGGTGCTGGAGCTTGTGTTTGTGGAGCAGCTGCTTGTCTCTGCGCTACAGGAGCTGTAGGAGCCGCAGGAGCCTGTGTTTGGAACTGTTGACCTACTGAACGACCTTGAGGAGCCGCAGGAGCCTGTGAAACAGGGAAAGGACCATTAGGACCAAAGAACTTAGTTGTATAGTCAGCTAAGATGTCAGGATTTGTAAGTATCTTTGTATAAGCCTTATGCTCTTCATTCAACTCCTTAAGTAGACCTACACCTTCAACTAACTGAGAATTAGTCTTAACTAGAGCATCTTCAACTTTACAAGCGTAGTCGTTAAGAACAGCTGGAGCATCAGCACCAAAATGATCTATAACTTGAAGACTAGCTTCGCTTACTCCGTTTGCCGCTAGTTGCTCTTGGGTTATCCCCGTAGACGTTTGGGAAGAGGCGTTGGAGTAGCCCTGGTTGTTGTTGATCCCAGGCGTAGAGGTCGGCGCTACCTGGCTGGCTAATTGGGTTGTTTGTTGGGAACCGTAATTGGCCTGACCTGCTGCTGGTGTCTGAGTCGACTGTTGACCCTGGAACGGGAACTGGACTGGAGAACTCAGGAGTCCGACGACCTTGTTGAACGCCTCCTTGTAAGGATTGTCCTGTGGTTGGGGCGCCTGGAATTCCTGGTAGCTTGACGGTGTAGGGGCGTATGTTGGCGCCTGTGTTGCCATCTGCGCTGGCGCTAGTGGAGCTGGTGCCACCGCCGCTGAGTTGGTTGTCACCCATTGAGGTGTTGTTCCCACTGCTGGGGCTTGAGCCGCTGACTGAGCCACTGGAGCCACGGGAGCCACGTAGCTGTTCGGCTGGGTCGGGGATACTTGGGGTGCCGATTGGGTCGGCGCTACGGTAGCGTCCTGCATAAGTTACTTCCTTCTGGAGAGATTCTAAAGTTCTATATAAAAATGGGGTGAGATCAAGTCTCGGATCTGCAGCCATCGGTAAATTCGGTTGCTGCGGATGTGGCGTTCTCATCTCTTGATTGATTAGATCAATAAATGAGGAATACGCCCTTTGTACTTCTCCTACCATTCTAAACGGAAAACCAGATAGCATTCCTGCAATCTCGTCATCTGTTTTGGAAGGAAATAAGTACTTCAGTGCTTCTATACTATCAACACCCAATTCTTGAAGGTTTCGTGTGAAGATAGATTGGTTTAATTTATCTTGTGCGGTATCTTCATAAACTGGTCCCATCCACCGCCATAATACGGTTCTATCTCCATCAGGTGCTAAACCTACAACTCCGTCTGGTATATCTCCTGTTTCAAGTACTTCATCAACAACTTTTTGTAACTTTCTCTCATAGTTAAACTTACCTTTTTCGTACTTCTCTACTAGCTTTTCGTCATCTAAACTCTCTGGAAGAACTGGATATTTAATTCCAGAAACATAAGCTAGAGACTTCTTAAATATTTGCTCTTCTTGGAAAAGAATTAACTCAAAGCACTTACACACTCCATAGGTATAAAGCTGTAAACACTTTTTCTTAGCTGTAGCACTAACACGTCCATAAGCTGATTTAATCTCAGTTGCTGTGACATTAGTAATACTTAAGTCATCTATACCACCTAGAGCTAGACGTATCTCACTTCTAAGTTGTTCTGAGTATCTAGCTTGGTCAGTACTTACTGCATTAGGAGTAATAAAACCAACACGATCAGATGGCTCCAAGTTTGCAATAACTCTTGGAACTCTCATACCACTTCCTGGTTTACCTATGTAACCAGAAGGAGAACGAGTTATAGGATCTTGCTTGAACGTAGAACTGGAAAGATCAAAGTTTGATTGGAAACCTGATTGACTAGAAATACTTGGTCTTTGTACTTCACTATCTGGATTACTTTCAACTATGTCTTGCTTAGGACGAGAAGATAAAAGAGTTGGATTACCAAAGAAAGATAAGTTAGCTCTAATATTCTTTACCATTTCATCGTGAGCGATGATCTGATTAGCTAACCACTCAAATTCACCTGAACCTTCAGTACCAAAAGCATCTGGATTATTGAAGACCTCAACACATGGAATAAACTCCATAGTGTTTTCTACGGTCTTTTTATTCATTACTCCAATATCTGCTACTTCTTGATCAAAACTTATTTCATGTTCGCTATGTGATTCTTCTATTTCTTCAGCTGTAATACGTAAACGCATATAACGCTTATTTGTATTTAAACCAACTGTGCTACTAAAGCCTTTCTTTGCACGTACCTTGTATGCATAAATGATGATTACTTCTTCTAGATCACCTTCTGGAGAGTAATAGGATCTATAAGCATCTTTATCAAACCAATAAATTCTGTATGTTTTATTTGTAGGTCGTATATAAAACAACCCTTTACCATATGCTAAAAATCTATCCCAAATTGAATCTAATCTTGCATCTAATTTATTGAACTTAATTACTTGTTGAATAAAATCAAATCTTTGAGTACCTAAATTATCCTGTTGAGGAAAAAACTCGACTCCTTGTCTTATCCCAAACATCTTCATTTGGGAAAGATGTGCGTTAACCAGCATCGTATCTGCTGGTCCTTTACCGTCACGATCTATAACCGACTTGACGATATCATCAAGTGCAGATTTACTATTATCGCTCATGAGTGTTCAGTAAGTGTTCTATTCTTCAATGTTGTATCCAGCATGAAGACGTTTAAGAGTTATAACGTCATCCTCTACTTCGACATCAAATCTTTCATTAGGCTGTAAAGCCATGTCATGAACGATCTCATCATTTAGAGGGATTACTGCAGAACCGTAAGCATCTTGCTCAAGTTCAATTTTGTAATAACTAGGAGACATTGGAAAGTGGTATTTCTAGTTTAAATCGTCAATACTCTAACTCTAGTTTTCCTTTGGTCATTAATCCATTGCATAACCAAACAAGTGCATCAACACAGTCATCGTGAGAACTTACTCCAAAATTAACGATCTCATCTGTTAGTGGTCCGAACTTTCTATACTTGTTAAAAATGATCTTTCGTTGTTCAAATAAACCCATTATTCCTCTAAAACGTGCAACTTTATCTCCTCTAAAACCTTTTACTGCATGCCATATAACGTTGTATAAACCATGGTCTCCCTGACATATTCGTTTAAAGTCTGCTTCTAAAGAAGCCTGATATGCCACCGCTTCTGACCAAACATGAATAGAACTTCCAGTAGGAAAATAGTTTTGACCATCTTTATGAACAACACCCCATTCTTCCATCATTTCCATTAAAGCTTCTAATTTTTCTAAATTACCCATAATTCGTAAACGCTTACAATCAATCACATGAATTTTGTTACCAATACGTCCACCCATTACAAATACTGTGAAATCATTCTGTTCTCTTACACCTGCAGATAAATCAACTCCTATTCCCATTGCATCAAATTCTGTAGCAATTCCACCTCTAACAATTAAATCTGGAGAAAGAGATAACTCACTAGTTTGTACAATCTGGTTTTGATACTGGAAACTAAATGCAACTGGAGCCTGACGACGACGATCTCTTAAATAATCAAGTGACCACATATCAGGCCAATACGAAATCTCTTCTCCTTCTTTATCAACAGTGATAGCAGACTGTACTATCTGAACCCAATCATTTGCTGGAGTAAAAGTACTGTTATGAATATCATCATGTCTAAAACGTGTACCTAGACAAATAGCTCTCCCACCTTCAAACATAGTAGGAACTATGACGGAGTTCCAGTTATCTTGCATAGCTTGGCGAATATCTCTGTTCTTAAT